TTAACAGGAGACTTGTGGGCATAATTAGGCCCCATATTAGAAGGAAAACATTATGGATGACTTAAATGACATCCAATTACCTTACACCGTGGATGAACTTATCAAAGTTTTAGATAAAATTTATCCAGAAAAAGCACCCGAATTAAAAGACAATGAAAAAACTGTCTGGTTTAAAGCGGGTCAAAGAAGTGTAGTTAATTGGTTAATAGACTTAAAAAAACGAAGCGAAAATAATTTGTTAGGAGAAAAATAATTATGTGTATGGGAACTAAAAAACCTACCCCAGTTGTTAGAGAAGACCCTACGATAAAATTCGTTGACGGTAACATAATGGAACCAAAAAACTCACCCCCAGAAATAGACACAACGCCTGTTAAAAAACCTAAAAAGGTTAAAAATAATGTAACAGCACAATCTTCTGGATTAAATATTACAACAAATTATTAACAAAAAAAGGAGACAATTATGTGCGGAGGAGGAAGCCCAGGCCCTAACCCAACACCCATACAACCAGTTAGAAATTCTATAGCAGGAGACGATGAAATGTCACCTGAAATTGAATTAGCTTCTGAAGATTCTTTAGAGATTGCTAAGAAAAAGAAATCAAAAAAAGGAACTACAGCTATGCAAACTGATTTGAATATCGGAACTACAAATCCTAGCGTTAACGTTTAATGGATGTCAAAGATACAGCAGAAAATCGTTATGAATCTTTAAGTGAAATTAAAGAACATTATCTCGATAGAGGACGTGAATGTTCAGAGTTAACTATTCCCACATTAATTCCAGAAAATTATCAAACACAATCAAGTGACTTTTATAGTCCTTTTCAATCAGTAGGTAGTAGAGGTGTCAACAACCTTGCTTCAAAATTACTACTTTTATTACTTCCCCCTAATCAACCTTTCTTTAGGTTAGCGATACAAGGCAAAGCTAAAGAACAAATAGAACAACAACCCGAATTAAAAACATCAGTAGAAAAAGCTTTATCTAAAATTGAACGTGAAGTAATGGGTAAAATAGAATCTCTTGCATTACGTGTTCCAACATTTGAATTAATAAAACATTTAATTGTAGGCGGTAACGCTTTAGCCCATATTCCAAAACAAGGTAACATGAGAGTTTATGGTTTAAATCAGTATGTATGTAAAAGAGACGGTGAAGGTAATTTATTAGAAATAGTTGTAAAAGAAAGTGTTTCTGTTTTATCTTTAGATGAAGAAGTTAGAGAGCAAGTGCTTTCACTTATGTCAAAAGAAGATGTTCAGTCACAAACAAATTGTGATTTATACACACACGTTTACAAACTAGATAATGGTAAATTTTATGTTTGCCAAGAGACTAAAGGAATTAAAATACCTTCATCTGTTGGTTCATATAACCAAGATAAATTACCATGGTTAGCTTTAAGAATGATTAGAGTAGACGGTGAGGACTATGGCCGTAGTTACGTTGAAGAGTACATTGGTGATTTAAAATCTTTAGAAGGTTTATCACAATCTTTAGTCGAGTCTTCTGCTGCGAGTGCCAAAATGATTTTTATGGTAAGACCCAATTCAACTACTAAGAAAAGAGACATAGCTGTAGCACGTAATGGTGACATTATATCTGGTAGTGCAGATGATGTAGCAGTTTTACAAGCAAACAAATTTTATGATTTACAAACTGTAGAAAAAGCAATCGCAAGATTAGAAGAAAGATTAGCTTATGCATTTTTATTAAACACAGCCATACAAAGACAGGCTGAACGTGTAACTGCTCAAGAGATTAGATACATGGCAAACGAATTAGAAACTGCAATGGGTGGTATATATTCTTTACTATCTCAAGAATTACAATTACCTCTAGTGCAATTACTAATGGATAGAATGGGAAGTCAAAATGAAATTCCTAAACTACCCAAGGGTTCAGTAAGGCCCACAATTATTACAGGTGTTGAGGCACTAGGACGTGGTAATGACTTACAAAAATTAAGAGAGTTTGTAGCAGAGATAGGTCAACTTGCACAAATCAATCCACAAGTCGTGCAACTTTTAAATCCGCAAGATTTAATTACAAGGTTAGCAACTGGACTTGGTATTGACACTGAGGGATTATTAAAATCTCCAGAACAATTACAAGCTGAACAAGAAGCTGCAATGCAACAACAACAAATGCAACAAATGCAGGACACCGCTCAAGACGTGGCTCCTAAAGTTGCAGACAACATGACAAAACCGCAAGGATAATAAATGGTAGAAAAAGTAGAAATACAAACACCAGAGACAACTTCAGAACAACCATCGGAAGACAAAACTTTTGAAAATGAAAGTAGACCTGAATGGTTACCTGGTAAGTTTAAATCTCCAGAAGATATGGCAAAAGCCTATGGTGAATTAGAAGGTAAATTAGGACAGTCTGAAAATACAAAAGAGTCTGAGCCTACAAAAGAAGAAACAAAAAAAGACAACGCTGACTTATCCATTGATAAAGCTGAAAAAGCTGTAGAAAATGCAGGGTTAAACATGTCATCACTTCAAGAAGAATATAATGAAGGAGGACAATTAAAAGAAAGTTCATATGAAGCTTTGGGAAAAGCAGGAATACCTAAAGATTATGTAGACGCTTTTATTAAAGGACAAGAAGCTATTGCAAGTCAAACTTCTAATACTTTAAAACAAGAAGTTGGAGGAACAGACGCATATAACAATATGATGAATTGGGCCTCTGATAATTTAAACGAAGCAGAGATAAATTCTTTTAACAAAACTGTTAATGGAAAAGATATTGAAGCTACACGTTTAGCAATACAAGGTTTAAATGCACGTTATAAAAATAATGTCGGTGACGAACCTTCATTACAAACTGCAAATAAATCTACTTCAACAAATGCTCCAGGTTATAGGTCTTGGGCTGAAGTTACGTCTGCTATGAATGATGAAAGATATGCAAATGATGAAGCATATAGAGCTGACGTCCAAAACAAACTAAACAACAGTAGGTTATAATATGCCAAAATACAAACCAAAGACAAAACCGAAACCAAAACCAAAAAGTAAAGGATACTGATATGGCTAAACCAGGACTCTACGCAAACATTCATAAAAAACGTGCTAGAATTAAAGCAGGTTCAGGTGAAAAAATGCGAACAGCAGGTACAAAAGGTAGACCTACCGCAGCTCAATTTAAAAGAGCGGCAAAAACTGCCAAAGCATAGTTGTGTTACCTTTATAGGTAGCAACTGCTAACACAAAGTTAAAGTCCATTAACTTGACCGTTCCGAGGAACGACAATCTTGTGAAATAAACTAGAAACTTGTGAAAGCTTTTTAAACAATAACAATAGAAAAAGGAGACAAATATGTCAAACGCAAATCCGGCTTCCATTGGACGAGTAAATGCTTCTGGTTCAGAAGACGCATTGTTTTTAAAAGTTTTTTCCGGAGAAGTAATTACTTCTTTTGAAAGAGCAAGTAAAACACAAGGTGCTGACAGTACTAGAAGTATCAGTAATGGAAAGAGCGCAACTTTTCCCGTAATGGGAAGAACAGTTGCTGCTTACCATACTCCAGGTGCAGAAATACTTGGGTCTGATGTAAACCACAACGAAAAGGTTATTACTATTAACGACCTTTTAATATCTAGCGCCTTCCTAAGTAATTTGGAAGAAGCTAAAAATCATTGGGATGTGAGAAGTTCATATTCTACTGAAATTGGAAGAGCATTAGCTTTCCAAAAAGACAAACACGTTCTACAAACTGTTGGCCAAGCAGCTCTAACGAGTACTGCCAATGTTACAGGTGGAGACGCAGGTACAGTATTAACTAATACTGCTATCGCTTCTGCAACTGCGGCAACGTCTGCAAATGGATTTATTGATTCATTGTTTGATGCAGCCAAAACTTTAGATGACAAATATGTTCCATCTGAAGGTAGAATCTGTTTCTTAAAACCAGAAATGTACTACAAATTAGCGAATGCTACTAATGCAGTCAATGTTGACTTCAGTGGTGGTGCTAATGGTGGTGTTGCTTCAGGTAGAGTATTACAAATTGCAGGCATCAGATTAATTTCTGTTCCTCATTTTGTTGCTTCAAACGTAAACTCAGGTGTTGACCAAGGTTCAGCTACTCAAGGTGGTTCAAATCCACAAGCTGTAAACTTGACTAACTTCGAAGGTTTAGTTTGTCACCCGTCAGCAGTTGGAACTGTTAAGTTAATGGATTTAGCTACTGAAATGGAATACGACATTAGAAGACAAGGTACTTTAATGGTTGCGAAATACGCTATGGGTCATGGCGTTCTTCGTCCGGAAAGTGC